TTATCGTTCCACTAGCGGAAGCCGTTATGCGATAAACGCGATAGCCGCTTCGAGTTGGCTGTGTGTAAGTTAAATTTGTTAAAGTTGCCGCCGCATAAGAATCAGGATAAGCGATAATTACCACGCCGGATCCACCTGCCGCGCCTACTGTAAGACTTGCTCCGTTGGAACCTGCTCCACCACCGCCGCCGCCAAGATTTGTACTTCCTGCGACTCCGACGGTGTTGTTATAGGCACCTTGACCACCACCACCGTTTCCACCTAGACCGCCGACTTTGCCAGCCTGATCTTCAATTCCACCGCCACCGCCACCTGCGTAATAAGTTCCTGTTCCCGTAATTGAATTGCTCACACCGACTCCACCTGCCGCGCCGTTAAATTGTCCAACAGTTCCATTACCACCAACGGCTCCACCGCCGCCGCCACCTGCGCCCACGATTGGATTTGCGTTGGCTCCGCCTGTTCCACCCGCGTAACCTTCAACCGGTGAATATGCGCCAGCATTACCACTACCGCCAGCCATTGAAGATTTAGAACCTGCTCCACCTGAACCGCCAGAAACGCCAGCAAGGTTGTTTCCACCACCGCCACCGCCGCCTGATGAGTTAATTGTTGAAAATGTAGAAGTCGAACCGCTACTTCCACTTGCTCCTTGACTTGCTTGTACGGCTCCACCGCCGCCGATTGCGACGGAATAATTTGTTCCACCTGTCACGGCAAATGAAGTAGAAAAACGATAGCCACCTGCGCCACCGCCGCCAGGAAATCCACCACCTGCTCCACCTGCCACAACAACGTATTCCACGGTCGGCGGAAATAAATGTCCTGATATCTGACTAGCCATAATTCCGAGCATTGGAGTCATTAGGCAATATCTCCGAACACGATCCAAGAGTTCGCCGCTAATTTTTTACATGTCGCGCCGGAGTTAGCTACGCGAAGTTTTGGCGTGGCACTTGTCGCACCTGTTGAAATCACCGTAGTCGTTCCCGGAGTTACCGCCGATATTGTCGGCTGACCGGCTCCGGTGATCCAGAAAACGTTTATCTCCGTTCCAATAGCAAAGTTAAAAGTTGCGTCCGTTGGAATTGTGAACGCTTGCGTTGCCGCGTTGTTCATCGAGAACAGGTTGCCTTCGTCTCCGGTGACGAATGTGTACGCCGCCGTTTTAGCCGAATAGGTAGAAGATATTTTCGGAGAAGTAAGAGATTTATTTGTTAAAGTCTGCGCTGTTGTTAAATCGGCTGTTACGGCTGTGTCAATGGATACCGTTACCGTTCCCGATGTTCCACCGCCTGAGATTCCTGTTCCGGCTGTGACTCCCGTAATGTCACCTTGATCATTATTGATCCACGTGAAGTCCATATTCGTTCCGGAAGTCTTGGAAAGTATTTGACCAGTTGTTCCGCCAAGTAGCTCTGCCATGCTTGTATCGACGCCTTGACCGAACGTGTTGAAATCTGCCGGAAGATCGGTGACGAGATCGGTTGTCGTCGGCATAACCCAGCCGAAGTTTGTTGTTGGATTTGCCATAATTGCTCCTTATGCCACGACTAGGGCGTGTTCCCAGTCAAGTGTAGGCGAGATAGTGTTCCACGTTTCGGCGACACTCACGTCAAGCCACTTCATCGCACGAAGAGAAAACGCGATTGGAGACATGATGAGAGTGACCGAAAGTTCATTGTAGGAAGCTTGGAATCGCCAGCCTTCGACGAAGCCTTGAAAGGATCCGGAATTCATGTTGATTGGTAAATCCGAAAGATTGATGGGCGCTCCCATGAATACGTTAATCAAAGAGTCACGGTCGCCATTGTCGAGCTCTGGATTTGTGAGAGCGAACGTTATCGATTCAAGAAATGCTTGCGGAAAGGCTCGAAGCTCTAAATAGAAAGCCGCCTGATCTTCTGCGTCGGCTTGATGTTTGATTGTAGTAGTGATGATTTGAGCGAGATTGCCATAAAGTGAAATCGACGTGGCGTCGGTGTCGCTGACTTCACTTGTCGAAGCTGTGCCATATTGAATTGTTATGTCGTTCCGGACGTCTCCGGCTCTCGTCGTTGTTCGTATTCCGGTTCCGAGAGCTTGATTAGCTGTGAGATCGATATATCCGTTCGTGGCGAGATACTGGGATCGGTGAGTTGAGTCGGCGTAGCTGATTCGACCTTGCCCGTCTTCATAGATATATCCCAGTCCGGACGTAGCTAACGCCGAAACTAGGTCATACATGACGACGCGATTGGAAGCACGTTGAGCGAGCTCGTAATCTCCCGGAGTATCGATTTCTCCGAGCCCGGTATTTTCGGCATTCGCCCACGTGACGGTCGGATCATAGGTCGCCCACGTAAGAGCCGCCGGAACCTCTGACCAGTTATTGAGAAGAAGATCGTTGAGGATTGTAAGAATCTGATCGCCGTCGAAATCTTGTGTCAAGACTCCGTCTGTGAGTGCCTTTTGAAGCCTTGCGAGGGCTCCCAGAGCCGTGATAGTGACGACTTGTGTAATTGCTACCGATCCGGCTTGTGACACCGTGACGTCAATATCGACGACAGATCCGCCGAAGATAGGGATAAAGGTTGCCGACGTGTCTTTGAGTTCGATGGTAAGTGAGTCATTGATTGCGACAATAACCGAAGAAAGATCGAGATTGATAAGTCGAATTGTGGCGTATCCGGCTTGTGCTTGTGTGTAGATATTTGTCCGTCCGGAAACGATGGAAAGATCGGCGAGAATGACTTGTGTGTATTCGATGGAATTAACACTTACGCGCCATTCTGGAGTCCAATTACTCATTAGAATTGGGCAAGCTGTAAGTTATTAGCGCCGCCGGTTCCACGGAAAAGAGAATTGTTTAACGTGTCCACGATTGTTCGCGCTGTGCCTTCTGGATCAATAGCACCACTCACGTTGAGATTGATAACTGTGCCACCGACGGCGGCTCCTGTAACTCCCACATTGGAAAAGTCCGGAAGCGTTCGTCCGAAATTGACCACCGAGCCGCCCACGGCGGCTCCAGTCATTCCCAGCGATGAGAAATCCGGAACCGCCGGAGCTATTGGAAATTTTTGTCCGTAACTGATTACTTGACCACCGACGGCGGCTCCTGTAACTCCCACATTGGAAAAGTCCGGAACGCTAGTAATGTCGTTAATTGTTCCCGATCCGCCGACTGGAATTCCATTGACCGCCGATCCGCCGCCAGCTCCGGTTCCAGTTGCTCCGGATCCAGTTGTTCCCGTTCCACCGCCACCGCCCGAAGTCGATGGAACGTTCGTTGTGCGCGGCGTGACTGTTTTTACTTGTCCACGGATTGTTTCTTGCGTAGGCGTTTGATTCGGAACCTTCGTCAAGCCTTTCATCATGCTAGACGCGAGAGCTTGTGTCTCTGTCATTGATTTAGTCCAATTACGCGGATCAGAAAGAATCTTCAAGAGTGCCAAGCTGTATCCGAGAAATCCGATGAGATCGTCAAGTGCTCCGATAATGTTATCGATCCAGCCGATGAGTTTAGCTAATCCCGAACCTGTTCCCGTATTATTAGGATCATTGAAAAGCGTAAAAAGATTGCCCACTGATTTCGCGACCGATTTGAGCGTTTCGCCCATGTTGAACGCGGCTAAGTCCGCACCTGTTAAACCTTTCTTCACGCCTTGATCGCCACTAAGTCCGGCGATAAGTGATGAGAATGCCGGAACGATTGTGTCGTTAATGAAATCGGTAAGTTTTCCAAGAGTAGGAAGAAGAGCCGTTCCGAGTGATTCTTTTGCTTCATCGAAGCCGACTTTGATTCTTGCGATTTTTCCTGCGTAAGTCTCTGCGTTAGCGGCGGCGGCTCCGCCGAATGTTTTGGTAAGTGATTGCGTCACTTGTTCGAAAGTCATTGTTTTCAATTCGGCGGCAGATAATCCGAGTCCAAGTTTTCCAAGCGCCGCCGTATTTCCATCGAACGCTTTTCCGAGGCTATTGGCGACGGCTTCTAATGGCTTTCCTGTTGATGTAGAAATGTCAAGAGCAAGACTGAGAAGATCTTGCGCCTTTGTGATGTCATTTGTTGAAAGTGTAAGACGTTGAAGAGCTGGACGAAGCTTGTCGTCTGCCGTTCCAGTCGCGAGAGACATTTTGAGAATCTGTGCCTCGACGGAAGCGATTTGATCTTCTGTCGCACCTGTTGAAGCTTTGAGAGCGTTCGCGAGTTTTAATTGCGCGGCTTCGTCTTCGATGGCGGCTTTGACTCCGTCGATTGCCAGTTTCCCGGCATAGACAACCGCCGCCGCACCTGCCGCCGCGAATGCGAGCCCGGCTTTTTTTCCGAAGTCTGAGACTTTATCGCCGAAACCTTGAACTTCGTTTTGTCCTGTATTGAGATTCTTTTTTAGATCGTCAATGTCTGCGAGTATGGAGAGCTTTAACGTGCGAGAACCTGCCGCCATTATGACCACTCCTTCAATATCTTATCGAAAGCATTCTCCCACTTGGCGATGATCTCCGGCTGTATTGCGCGAAGTGTCGGATAGATGAACCAGCCCGTAGATCCGCGACCTGTTGAACCTGACCAGACCGGAAATTGCTTGAATTTATTAGATCCGAACTCTGTGCCGCCCCATAGCATTTGAGTCGTTGCGCCACCTGAGAATCGTTGCGACGCGAAGCCGAAAGAGATTTCGCCGATCTTTGATGACTTACTGACACGGGATCCGGCGGCGACGCGACTTGCCACGGCTCCACGTCCGCCAGCTCTGTCTTTGATTTTGTTTTGTGCGAACTCTGCGATTGCGCCCGATTCTTGTTTAGCTTGATTTGTAGCTTCATCGTCCATCGCTTTTAAGACTTTCACGATAGCCATGAGATCGCGCTTTTCGTAAGAGATTGCGTCACTCGCCATTTCGCTTCTCCAATACTTCGTTCGCCGTAAGGATCTGCTCCGCCGTTGTCCATTCGCTCATCGGTATTCCTGTCGCGATTGCTAACTCGACAAGGATCCGATTTAGACTTCCGACGGGATAGCTTTTGGGCTATCAGACTCGATCACAATGTCGGACACGGTTTCGCACCATACCTCGAAGCCTTTGACTGGCTTTCCGCCAGCTTCTCTCTTCATGGCATGGTAGGCAAGAAATAAGAGATCCGAAATCCCTATTCTTTCCTGCGCCTGCGAAATCGTGTATCCCGTCTTTGTTTCCCACTTTGACCACTCCGGCGGCTGAGCCGTATAGGTTCCGAACTCTCCGGACATGTATTCGATTGTTATTGGTAGTTTCATTTCTGCTCCCGTTTCTGTTTTGTTAGCTGATAGTTAGAACTGGCGTATCTGAGACAAGCATTGTCCAAGTGTCGGTCTGTGCGTCTGGCGCTGTGCCACCTGCGTTCGGCGCTACTGGAAAGACATTGAACGCGAATGAAGCACCTGTCGCGCTGACCATAGTACAAGCAAGAGCCGTGTTTGGCGTTTGAAACGCTGTCCACATAGCTTCGAACAATGATGACGCTGCGCCCCAGTCGGCGAGTAAGCCGAGAGTAAGAGTCCATTGATCGTCGATGTGCTTGTAAGCCTTGCCATCGAGTGTTTGATAGGTCGTAATGACTGGCGCGTTACTAAGAACCGCCGATGTAGTTTGTGCGTCGTAACCTGTTGAATTGATCGTCAAAGTGATCTGGCGACCTGTGACTATTGTTGTTGCCATTTTTGGAGCTCCTTAATTTACCTGTGTGTAGTAGGTCGAAACTGACAGATCCGCGACGAGTAAGTTACTCGCACCGACTGAAGTAATTGTCGGACGTTGAACGTCGCCGACGACGTATCCCGTTGGCATAGCCGCGAGAATGCTGATGATGAGTTTTTCGAGATTGTCAAGAGCTCCGGCGTTGGAGTTATAGGCAACGGCGGCGCTGACGACGAAATTGATTTTAACTTTGACAGATCCGGATCCGATTAACGTACTTTCAAGATACGGCGAATCCGGAACAATGACACAAGCTGGCGGAATGACGGTTTCTGGAACCGTGGAATAGACCGACGCCGCGACACCTGCGAGAGCTGTCGCCAAGGTTCCGCGAACGTCCGTGGCGATTGATGTGGCTGGCATTATTGCGCCATCGTGGAAACGTCCACGTAACTTCCTAAGAGCCCAATGACGCGATTCTGGAGTGATCTTCCCATTCTGTACGGAGACGGCTGAAAATCAACGCCTTCGATCTGTCCGCCAGCCGCCGTCACACTCTGGAAAATTTCCGTGGAGACGATGAGAATCGCTTGTTCGATTGCTTCTGTGCTGGCGTAAAGAGTTGCGGCGTTAGCTCCGGATAGGTAAGCAACGCCAGCCGGAATCACGTTTCGCAGAATGACGTCCGCGTTCACTTTGTCGGCTGTAAAGACGAAAGATCGTTCAAATGATGGAAAAGGTAAAGCTAAGAATTCGACATTATTATTTGAAGTCACGGTAATCGTTCCATTGAATAAAGCCGGAACGCACCCGGAAACGACGACGGATTGACCTTCGACGAAATGATGTGGACGTTGAGTAATGTAATACGCGACGTTATTTGTAAGATACACGCCAGCGACGGCGCTTTGATACGCATTGAGCAACGGGAGAATGACTTGTTCGGCGCTGACGATAATGCCTTCAAGATATGCGTCCGAGTAAAGAGAAACCGAAACGCCTAACACTTGGCGAAGCTGTGAAGCTGTGACAATGCTAGGCATTTCGGATCCCTTCGTCTGCTGGGCTAGATACGGGAGCGCACCTAGCCCATGATTAGTTTCTTCCTAGAATCAGGTTTGATTCCAGCATGCGCCGAATGGAATCTTCGGAGCGATTGCGCCGTAACCGTAGTAAAGAAGATCCACGGTTCCGTCGGATTGGATAGCTGTACGAAGTTGGAAACGTTGTGACTCGTACCATGTCCAAGCGTCCGGATTGATGGCAACCATTGAGAAGTCTCCGGTTGATGTTGTTGCTCCTGCGTTACCGATTGAACGGCTCACGTAGAGGTTAAGTCCGGGAGCGACATTTCCGCGAAGTGATTGGGCGCTTACTGATCCACCTGCGTTTTGAGGTTGTCCGGCTGTGTAAATTGGTCGTCCGTCCACGTTGTATCCCATGAGATTCGCCCATTGACCGGGAGAAACTACGAGATTTTGCGCGAATCCAAGACTTGAACTATAAACGGCGGCGGCGGCTTCTGCTCCGTAGGCGAGGAATCCTGCGGCTGTATTAGCATGGACGCCAGTTTGTTGTCCGGCTCCAACGATTGTTCCGGTTGCGAATTCGTCCGTGACTTTAGCATAAGCGAATTCGAGATTTTGAAGAAGAGCATTTATATAGCTCGGATCCGAACGGTCAATGAGCTCGACTGTTGAGATAGCACGTCCTTTGAAGCTTTGAACCGGAACCGAAATATAAGTCGCAGAAAGTGAGGATTCTGTAACCGCCGCATTTTCTGCCACATTTGCGACAGTTGGAACGGCTGTGACCTTTGGCAATTCGAAAGTCATGCCCGTCGCGATAAGAGTTTCGCGAGATAGAGCGTCGATCATTCCGCGATCGTTATTGGCGAGCGCGTTGATGACTGTAGTGCTCTGGAATGTTGGAATCATGCCCGGAACTGTTGAAGTAGTGTTATCTGCCGCCATTACATACTGACGAGAATCTTCGTTATGTAAAACGTTAGCCTTCAAGTAGTGCTCTAGGTATTGCGCTTTATTTGTAATCGGTGAACGTGGAGTCGTGTAAGCGACTGGAACGTGTCCGAGATTAACTGTTTTGGAAGCTTCAACCGTTTCGGCTGGAGCTTCTGGAACGGTTGGAGTGATTTCCATTTCTGTATCTCCTTGTGTTGTTGGGATTGTTTCTTCTGTTTCCGTTGCTCCCGGTTCGGAATCAGAATTTTCGGTTTCACTTGCCGCGATTGCGACACGGGCTGAATTTATGGCGGGCTCTGTGACGAGTGAGACTTCTTTAAGAGAACTCGCGCTGATCGTAAGAACGCCGTCAATGTTTTCATATTTGTCGGCAATAACTCCCACGGAAAATCCGTCGCGAGCTCCCTGACTTGCCTCGATGAGGCTGTCATTTCCGGCTGTTGTCGGAAGAATACGAAACGTCGCGTCGATTCCTTCTGGCGTTGAATGGTAACTGGAAAGGAATCCGATTGGCGATTCTCTTTGATGTTCAAGTAATAATTTCGTGTTGTCGCCGAATGTAATGGAGTTAGGCAGAAAAGAAGTTTCTCCGGCGCTTGTGGATCCCATTTCATTCCATGTCACAATACGACCGGAGATTTCACGTTTTGGAAAATCGGTAGCCGAAATCTTCATGGAGAAATTGACGGATAGCGTTTCTAGTTTAGTTTTTTTCATAGTGCCATGTCCTCTTTCTTTTTGATTTCATCGACTGTTAAAACACCGATACGATTAAGAATGTCGTAAATTTGAACACGTTCCAGAGCTGATCCGCGAAGATAATCGTCAAGATCGAATTTTACTTCTTGCGAAGCCGGAACGAAATCATTTGGCATTCCCGTCATGGATAATCTTTGTTCGATGGAAGTCATAAGCGGACGGAGTGAAAAATCCACAAGCGATTCCCTTTGCGAATTGACGTTGGAATAGGTCATGCTGGATCCGCTTTCGGCGTCCACGTAATAAGCCGGGATTCCCGTCGCTCTGGCGAGCTCTGTCGAAACGTAGGATCTTGCTTGATTGAGTTGTAATTTTTCAGGATCAAAGCCAAGAGTTTCCAACGTGACGTCCGCGTTGAGAAATGCCGTTCCACGATTGCGACGGGCAGAGCCCCAAGATTCGAGAAGTTTTGCGATTCTGTCTGCCGGTAAAGCTGTTCCATTAGATTTGAGAACCATTGTTGGAACCGGTTCGCGCGCGTACATTGTCGCCGCACGTTCCAATTCCGCGCCGGCGGAAATTGTGCGACCAGCTCTGTTGAGCAAACCTTCATCGTTTCCGTAGAAAACTGCCATCGCGCCGACGCCTTCATTCGGAACGGTATATCCGTCCACGTAATAGCCTTCAATTTCTGTTCCGAGTGCGTTTGTTTTTATTGTGACACGCGCTGGATCAATTCTTTCGGCGGAACGAATGCGATACGTGTCCGCATAAATTTCAAGAATCCTCAGATAACCGACACCGTGGAAAAGTAAATCTTCCGCTAGGAATGCGTAACACGCGGATCCGGGAATGCGTGGATCCGGTTGATTGATAACACGTGGCGGCGTTTCGACTTCTCTTCCGTCGGCTTTTGTTCGTACTTTTAACGGAAGCGAAGCGATTGAAGAGCAGATAATTCCACGGGCGCGAGCAACGGTTGGAACCGACATAGCTTCGGCGCGTGTAGCTACAAGACCAGCGTTAAAATTTACATATAACGAATTGATATTATTGATCGGAGCAAGAGACGCGGAAACGTCGTGAGTCGGAGAATCGACTTTGACGGTTCGCGTAAATAAGCCCATATTCTAAGTCTAAGGTAAAGCCTTACACCTATCCGACCATAATGTCCGTCTCTGTCTCCGGGCGTGTCGCGAAATGTGTTGCGAGCGCGGCGGCAACGCTGGCGCATACGGCAACACTTGACGCTCTTCTTCCTATGATCCAACCGCCGTCACCATAGCGAAGTCGAACGGCGGATAAGACTTGCTTTGTGAATTCTGGATTCTTATTGTGAATGAGACGTTTCGATGTAATCGCTCCGAGAAGCTCGTCACACGCTTGTCCATAGGCGGCACCGTCCACGTCCATCACCGGAATTCCGGCTGGCTGTAATCGCGCGGCAACGGCGGCAGACGTGCGCTTGGAAAAGACAACGAATTCGATGGGATATTTTCTGGCATACGGCGCGACGTCATTAGCGATGGCACGATCGTCAAGTGAGATGGGATTGTGCCAAGTATGAAGAAGCTTCACCGTGAAAGTGTCGTCGAAATTCTTTTGGGCTCCAACGAGAGCTCCATCGCGACGATCCGGAGACAAGTCAAGTCCGAGCCATGTCAATTTTTCCACGTCTAAGTCGGCTCCTTCGACGCCACATTCTTCCCATTCTTTCGCCGGGATTGCGCTTTGAATAGTGTGAACCCACCGACACAAGACTTCCGTCTGGACGACTTCTGGCGGATCATTGAGAACGGCGCGGATATTGTCGGCGTGAATTGTGTGACCAAGTGCCGGATTACTGGCGATCCAGTTTTTCTCATCGTCTATCTTGTCACTATGGGCTGACCATTCGGCGTAAAAGATGTCGTCGTTCGCGCCAGCCGCCGAAGCCATTCCGCGTTCACGTAATCCGTTGAGAATAAGCGACGTATTTTCTCCGGCGTTGGAGAATGTCCAGAGTTGAGGATTTTTAGCCGCCATCATTGTATATCTCATCGCTGACCACGCCTCGGTATCGCGTAGCTCTCGCGTCTCGTCCATGTACACCGTCTCCGGCTTGGCGAATCCTCTCGACGCCGCGTTCGCCGCCTTGACCACGTATCGACAACCGTTGAGAAGCTGAATTTCCTCACTACCGCCAGCCCATCGAACCTTCTTGACCTGTTTAGCTAGTGAATCATTTCCGTCGATGATATTGACGATGTGTTTGAACGTTTCCAGCGATGTCGTGAGCACGTGAGCCGATCCAAGCTGTAAAGGTTCCGACCATAGGAAAAGTCGCGTCACAATTTGCGCCAGCATGATCGTACTTTTGCCATTCTGACGTGCCGCCACGACCACCGCCACGGGAGCCGCCCACCTAGAATCGGGCTTATATTTCAAGCCATGCTCCAATGTCCAGCGTTGCCACGGCATAAGTTCAAGCCCGATGGACGTCGAAAAGTCGATGACTTCATTACCGCGAGACGGTAAATCATTAAGCCGAGAGTGGATTCTAGGCGTCGGAGAGCCGATAAGAAGCTGAGATGGCGGAGTAATTCCCTGATTGTCTATGGTCGGCTCTGCTATGCCCTCTACAAGCCTTGTAGAGCCTTGTACGACCTTAGTCATGACTTGTGCTCTCATTTTCCTGTGAATCTAGAAAAG